TATCACCTGAGCCACTTGTCGATTATACCAATTTAGCACTCACCAAGTATAGTAATGTCCATTTCGTTGGAGATGCTCTATCAGCTAGAGGTATAACGGTAAGTGGTGCACAAGGGACATATGTTGCTGAAAGTATATTAGGAAAATTAAAATAAATTACGTATATTATAGCATATGAAAAATAAAGAAAATGCTTGGCCTAAAAGTCAAAAGTTAAAAAAAGCAGATGGAACAATTGCTTATATTTGGGATGGTAAATTACATAACTGGGAAGGACCAGCTTTAATACCTGAAGGCAATGAGAAAAAGAGAGAATATTACTTATATGGAATACCTTATTCACAAGAAGACCATAAAGAAGCAATAAGAAATCAGACAGGGTTGCCTTGGTATAAACAACCAGCACCTAAAGGTCAAAATCATAGAAATTAAAATATGAAAATAGGTTTATGTGGTACAATGAGTGTAGGTAAAACTACACTAGTAAATGCTTTAAAAGAAACAAAGCAATTTAAAGATTATAATTTCGCAACAGAGCGTAGTCAACATTTAATGTCATTAGGTATTCCTTTGAATACTGATTCTACATTAAAGGGACAAACAGTATTTTTAGCTGAACGTTGTGGTGAATTAATGCATGATAATATTATTACAGATAGAACAGTATTTGATGTTATGGCATTTACAATGAATGCAAAATCAATACCTCATCAGGATAAAGAATCATTTGAAACTTACGCTAATGAATTTATTAGAGAGTATGATTATATTTTTTACATTTCTCCTCACGGGATAGAAATTGAAGATAATGGAGTACGTGAAACAGATGAGCATTATAGAGATTTAATTGATTTTACTATTACAACTCTTATCAAAAGATATGGTCATAAATGTAATATAGTAGAGAAAATATCAGGATCTACAGAAGAACGAATTCAACAAATATTGAATATAACAGGTCTTTAACATATTTATAATAAAAACTACAATACAATGAAAAGATCTGACTTAAATAAGTTTATAAAGGAAAATATTATAGAAACTTTATCCGAAGGTGCTTCCAGTGAAGAAAAAAGAATTGCATTACGTGCTGTTAAAAGTATAGCTAAATACAGAAATGTTAGTGAAGATGAAGCAAAAAGAGACCTTATTAATGCTATCAAAGAATTAGGGAGTATAAAAGAATCAGACGTAGATATTGAACTACCAACTATAACTAAAACAAAAGCAAATGCTAAAATAACTAATGCTAAAGGATTTGCACAATTTATTCTAAAAGCGTGGAATGATATTTCTGCTGAAGAAAATGAAAGCATAACAAAATTAGCAGATTTAAAAATAGCAAAAGCTAAATTAGAAAAAGTAGCAAAAACAGAAGAAGAAGCACCCCTGTCAGAAGAAGAACTTCCATCTAAAGAAGAAGTAGAAGACACTACAGCAGCTGTTCAATTACTTAAAAAAGAATTAGATAGTTTAGAAGAGGATGATGATATAGATGATAAAGATGCTGTAGCACAAGCTAACAAAGCTAGAGGAAAACATAAAAAATTAGACATAGCAGTTAAGGCTAAAAAAGCATTAGAAACTGAAATGAAATCTCTAGCTAGAAAATACTCAGCTGCTGATGATGTTGAAAAAGAAAAAATTAAAGATGATTTAAAAACTAAAACAGCTAAGAAAAAAGAATTAGAGTCTTTAGTAGCTAAATTAGAAAAAGATGTTGTCTAGAGAAAGATTTATCAGTTATGGATTGATACTTCTTTTAGGTAGTGCATTAATCTATTTTGTGTTAATAGGAGATGAAGAATATGTTGAAGACTTTAGTATAAAAATTTCAGCATTAGAATCAAAGGTTGATTCTTTACACAGTATAAATGATAATTTAGTATTTAAAATTGATACTTTAAACCAACAAATTGTCAAATTAGATACAGAAATAGATAAACAAGATAAAAAAATTATCACATTAAAATATAAAGTAAATGAAAAAGTTAATTCCGTTGATTCTTTTAATGATGATGAGCTTACAAGGTTTTTCACAGAGCGTTATAGACACTACGAAGATCCAATTAAAAAAACCGATAGTACGTCTAGTAATTAAGGATCTAATAACAGGTGATGGTGCTAAATCAGAAATAAAATTATTATCTAATAAGTTAAATTTATTAGAGAGTAAAGTTTTTATTAAAGATAGTGTTATATTTAGTTTAAATGAAAGAGTTACAAATTTCGAGAGTATGTTAAATACTCAATCTGATCAAATCTCTTTATCAAGAGAATTATCTGCTAAATTACAACTGGATTTAAAAAAACAAAAAGTTAAAACAAAATTAATGTCTGGAGCAGGGATAATAGCTATAGTAGGTGTTTTAGTATTAGTAAAATAAATATGGCGGATTTAAAAAAAGTAATAAGACAAGAATATTTAAAATGTGCCAAGGATCCCGTGCATTTTATGCGTAAATATTGTTATATACAGCATCCACAACGTGGACGCATACAATTTAATCTATACCCTTTCCAAGAAAAAGTACTAACGTTAATGCGCGATAATCCATATTCGATTATCTTAAAATCTAGACAATTAGGTATATCAACATTATCAGCAGGTTATTCATTGTGGATGATGACTTTTCATAAAGATAAAAATATATTATGTATTGCAACAAAGCAAGAAACAGCTAAAAACATGGTTACAAAGGTAAAATTTATGTATGAAAATTTACCTTCATGGCTTAAAATAGATGCTTCTGAAAATAATAAATTAAATCTTCGACTATCAAATGGATCACAAATTAAAGCTACATCAGCTTCAAGTGATGCAGGTAGATCAGAAGCAGTATCTTTACTACTAATTGATGAAGCAGCATTTATTGATAATATTGGAGAAATTTGGGCTTCAGCTCAACAAACTCTAGCAACAGGTGGTGGTTGTATTGCGTTATCTACACCTTATGGTACAGGTAATTGGTTTCATCAAACATGGACAAGAGCTGAAGGTGGTGAAAATGATTTTTTACCTATTAAATTACCTTGGTATGTACACCCTGAAAGAGATGAAACGTGGAGGAAAAAACAAGATGAACTATTAGGTGATCCTAGAATGGCGGCACAAGAATGTGATTGTGATTTTAGTACTTCAGGTGATATAGTATTTTATCCTGAATTAATAGATTTTTATGAAAAAACATATGTAAAAGATCCTATGGAAAAAAGAGGAACAGACCAAAATTTATGGGTTTGGGAATCTGCAGATTATAGTAGAAATTACATGGTAGTAGCTGATGTATCCAGAGGAGATGGAAAAGATTATTCTGCATGTCACGTTATAGATACAGAAACAAATGTACAAGTTGCTGAATATAAAGGACAATTAGGTACAAAAGAATACGGACATTTATTAGTTGGGTTAGCTACTGAATATAATGAAGCAATGTTAGTAATAGAAAATGCTAATATTGGTTGGGCAACTATACAAGTTGTTATTGATAGAGGATATGCTAATCTTTACTATTCACAAAAGAGTGACCAAGCCAATGTAAATTCGTATTTTGATAAATATCAGGATCATTCAAAAATGGTAGCTGGTTTTACTATGTCATCCAGAACAAGACCTATGACAATAGGTAAATTTCAAGAATACATTAGTGACAAAGGAGTAACAATACAATCTAAAAGATTAATAGAAGAAATGAAAACATTCATTTGGCGTAATGGAAGACCAGAAGCTCAATCAGGATACAATGATGATTTAGTTATGGCTTTTAGTATGGCAATGTATGTTAGAGATACAGCATTAAAATTTAGACAACGAGGAATAGATTTAACAAAACAAGCATTAAATAATATGTCAGTTAATAGAACTCCCTACCTGGGAAGTTATGGCGGAGGAAGCGGTCAAGTGCCAAATCCATACCAAATAGACACACCAGGTGGCAAAGAGGATATTAGTTGGATATTAGACTAATATTTATAACAATAATTATATATTAATATGGCGGAAAAAGGCGTATTTTCAAGGTTAAGAAGATTATTTTCTACAGATGTAGTAATACGAAACGTAGGAGGTAATCAAATAAAAACAATAGATTCAGGACATATTCAATCCAGTGGAGAATATGAAACGAATTCATTAATAGATAGGTTTAATAGAGTATACTCTACTATGCCTACCTCTTTATATGGGGCTCAATTTAATTTAAATTACCAATATTTAAGAACACAATTATATTCAGAATATGATGTAATGGATCAGGATGCAATTATTGCTTCTGCTTTAGATATTGTAGCTGATGAATGCACATTAAAAAATGATATGGGTGAAGTACTTCAAATTAGAAGTTCAAATGAAGACATACAAAAATTATTATATAATTTATTTTATGATGTATTAAATGTAGAGTTTAATCTATGGATGTGGGTTAGACAAATGTGTAAATATGGTGATTTTTTCTTGAAATTAGACATAGCAGAAAAATTCGGTGTTTATAATGTAATACCTTACACTGCTTATCATATTGAAAGAATAGAAGGATCCAACCCAGAAAATCCAGCTGAAGTAAAATTTAAATGGAATCCTGATGGATTTGCAGGTAGTTCTTATGGGTATTATAATGTACCAGGACAACAATTAGATGCAGGCCCAGATGATAAAGGAGCTATTATTTATGATAATTATGAAATGGCTCATTTTAGAATGGTAGGTGAAGTTAACTATTTACCTTATGGTAGAGCATATATTGAACCAGCTAGAAAATTATTTAAACAATATACATTAATGGAAGACGCGATGTTAATTCATAGAATTGCTCGTGCACCAGAAAAGAGAGTATTTTATGTAAATGTTGGAGCTATACCACCAAATGAAGTAGAAGCATTTATGCAAAAAACTATTTCAAACATGAAACGTACTCCACTTATGGATGAAAAAACAGGTGAATATAATCAAAAATATAACATGCAAAATATGTTAGAAGATTTTTATATTCCAGTTAGAGGTAATGATAGTTCAACTAAAATTGAAACAACACCTGGATTACAATATGATGGTATTGCTGATGTAGAATATTTAAGAGAAAAATTATTCGCAGCATTAAAAATACCTAAAGCATTCTTAGGATATGATGAAAATATAGAAGGTAAAGCTACATTAGCAGCCGAAGATATTAGATTTGCTCGTACCATTGATAGAATACAAAGAATATTACTATCCGAATTAAATAAAATAGCTTTAGTACATTTATACACACAAGGGTATACTGATGAAACATTGACTAATTTTGAATTATCAATGACAACTCCATCTATTATATACGACCAAGAAAGGATTGAATTACTTAAATCAAAAGCCGAATTAGCGGGTACAATGTTAGAACAAGGTTTAGTACCATCTGATTGGATTTATCATAACATATATCACTTTAGTGAAGACCAATATGATGAATATAGAGATTTAGCTAGAGAAGATGCTAAACGTAAATTTAGATTAGAACAAATTAAAGCAGAAGGTAATGACCCTGTATCAACAGGTAAATCATATGGTACACCTCATGATTTAGCATCATTATATGGTTTAGGTAGAACACAATCAGACCCAGCAAATGTACCAGACGGATATGCTAAAGATGATCCTAAATTAGGTCGTCCAGTAGATTCAATTACTACTAGAGGTAAACAATCCAACAATTTTGGTAAAGATCCATTAGGCGTAAAACGTATGAAGGATACAGACAAAAATGATGGAGATGGAAGACTTAGTGTTAGAGAATCTGAAAGTGCCCAGGTAACATTCCTAAAAAATAAGGAAATGTTCCGAAAAATGAACAAAAAACAGTTGGTATTTGAACAAGATCAAGATGATAGTAAATTACTTGATGAATCTCAACTAAAAGGTTAATATTTATAAATAAATATATTTTTGATGAAAATAAAACATTCAAAGTATAAGAATACAGGTATTCTTTTCGAATTACTGGTTAGACAAATTACTGCAGACACTTTAAAGGGTGATGATTCACCTGCTATTGGTTTATTAAAAAAGTATTTTGTTAAATCTGAATTAGGTAGAGAATACAAATTGTATGAATCGATACTAAAATCTAAAGTAATTAATGAATCTAGAGCAACTATGTTTATTAATACTGCTCTTGATAACTCAGTTAAATTTAATAAATCTGGATTAAAACGTCAAAAGTATAATCTAATTAATGAAATTAAAAATCATTATGATTTAAATACATTTTTTGGAGCAAAAATTAAAGATTATAAAGAATTAGCCGCATTATATACATTAATAGAAGGTGTAAGTAATGATAAAGATACAGATACTAATCAATTAGTAAATAATAAAATAACATTAATTGAGTTTTTAACTAAAGATAAAGTATCAACGGAACAAAAAGATTTAGTATTAGAAGAATATTCAACATATGATAAGGATACTAGAATTCTTACACAGAAAATAATGTTGGAAAGATTTAATGATAAGTATAACACATTAACTTCTGACCAAAAACAAGTATTAAAAGAATTTATTAATTCAGTAGATTCAACTCCCGGATTAAGAAAATTTTATAATACAAAAATTACAGAGTTAAAGGATACTTTAAATATTGATGCTAAATTAATAAAAGATAAAGCTACTCAAGTTAAAATAACAGAAATATCTAAATTTTTAACTGAATTAAATAAAACTGATAAAGTAAATAGTGATAATTTAGTTGATTTGTTACAATATTATGATTTAGTAAACGAAATAAAAACAGCAAATGGCAAGATTCAAATTAAAGCTTAAAGAAGCTGCTCCTAACTTAGCTCAACAGGGTAATTATAAAGTTGGTGATGTTAGTTATTCTAAAGATGGTGACACTAGATATACTGTAGATGCAGTTAACCCTGAAAGTGGTAAAGTATCATGGAAAGTTACTAACTTACCTAACTTTGATAAGCTATTTGATGATGTAAGTGATGCTGCTATATCTGCCAAAGGTGTTTATACTAAAGTAAAAGATGATGAAAAATTTAGAGAATTTTATGAAGAATTAAAACAAACTAGAAATAAAATCAGAACCCATTTACGTAAAGAATACCCGGAGGATTATAAAAGAATGACTATGAATGAGGAAGATGTAGAAGAAATGTCTACTTCAGGAGGAGCAGGTGGTTATTTAACACCATATGCTTTTAAACCAACTAAAAAGAAAAAAAAGGCTAAAATGGGAATGCCATCAGGTATGGTAAGTTCACTAGGCGAAGAAAAAGACCCAGGAGCAACATTAGGTCCTGGTCCTGCAGCAAGTGAAGATGGAGTAAAAGACAATGCTTATGTAAAACAGTTTAAATATCAATTAGTTCCTAAAAACAAAAATGGGACTTACGTACAAAAAGGTTCAGGACTTGAAGTTAAAAAACTCTTTTAATATGTATAAGTATAGAATAGCGGAACAAGACGATAAAGCTGCAAAATATCAAGAAGAACGTATTGCTGCTTTTAATAACATAGAAGGTAGAATAGATAATATTAAAAAACAACTACGTCAAGCAAAAATAGAAACAATTAAAGTATATAGAGAACAACCAGACACATTTGCTGTTGTTAAACCTACAGATTTAATTAGCGATTTTTTAAGCGATATAGAAACATTATTAAAATAATAAAAATGAAAACATTACAAGAACAATACACTAAAATCTTAAAAGGCGATGGCCGTAAAGATTTATTCTTAAAAGAAGCAAAGCATAAATATCCTAATTTAGTTAGCAATATTACTTCTTTTAAAGATGCTGAAACTATTCTAAAGAATAAAAGCATTATAAACGAAGAATTAGGTGGTATAGTTACACTAAAACCTTTAGTCCAATTAACTTCAGATGATTTTAACCCAAACAAACAAGCTTGGGAAAGTAAATATGAAGCTTTCGTTAATGAAGAAAAAGCTAAAGCATTAAAGCCTATTATTGATAATGATATTGATGAAAAAATCAATACTAAAAAAGAAGATGAAGCAGTAAAAGCTGATGGTAAAAAAGTAGCTAAAGGTGTTGATAATGTTGAAGAACGTAATTATGATTATTCTCCAAAAGAGGATAATATTAATAATGTTAACGCTCAAGAAATGATGAATGGTGTTTATTATGAAATTAAAGAAAACCCTGAATTATCATTATCAGAAGCTCAAGAAAAAGTAATTAAAAATCTAGCTAAAGACCAATTACATTACGTAAAAGAAGGTCAATTTGGTGTAGGTATAGGATATACAGAACAAAAAGTAGAAGAAAATTCAGGTAAAACATACGGCGGAAGCGGTTACAGCGATAAACTTAAAGAAGGATCAACAGATATGAAAGCAATTAAAGAATCATTATATAAAAAACTTATTAAAGAAGGATTAGGTGGTGTAGTTACTACAGGAAATCCAAATTCACTAGCAGCACAATCAGGAAACATGATTAGACAAATGATGGCTGAAGATGAATTTCAATCTAGCCAAGCAGGGTCTCAATATCATGCTTCATTATATGCTGAAGAAGCTAAACCAGATTTTATGGATATTGATGGTGATGGAGACAAAGAAGAGTCTATGAAAAAAGCTGGTAAAGATAAAAAAGCTAAAAAAGTTAAAAAAGAATCAATTGATTCTAAGTTAGCTGAAATAGGAAAAGCTAGTGATATAGTTAAAATGGAAGCTCAATTAGAATTTTTACATAATCACATTGACGAAAAAAATGATAGAGTAAATTCAATTAATGAAGATGAAAATCTTAAAGAATTAATTGATAAGTCTAAAATGAAAGAAATGCAAAGAGAAATTAAGCTTTTAGAAAAGAAAAAAGCTGGAATGGAAAAAGTGTATGAAAAGTCTTGTGGTAAAGCTTATAAAAGACAAGAAATGGTAGATGAGTCTGAAGATTTAGATGAAATGGATGCTCAAAGTTGGAACGATAAAAACAACCCAACACAAGGACCTGCAGGTGAACGTGATCCTAAAAAAGTAGGACAATCAACAGGTGCATATAGCCTAAATAAATAAAAAATGAGTAAAAAACTCTTAATTGAAACTCATACCCTTAAATCCTCTCCAGTTCAACTAACAGAAAATGTTAGTAAAGAAAATGGTAATATAATTGTTGAAGGGATATTAGCGTCTGCCGAAGTTAAAAACGGTAATGGACGTTATTACTCTAAAGAATTATGGAATAGAGAAATGGATAAATATCAAACTCTTATTGAAGAAAGACGTTCAATGGGAGAATTAGACCATCCAGAATCACAAGTTATAAATTTACAAAATGTTTCTCATATTATAACTGAATGGAATTGGGATGGAGATAATGTAATGGGTAAAATAGAAATACTCCCTACTCCAGCAGGAAGCATATTAACTGAACTTATTAAAAATGGTGTTACAGTAGGTGTATCATCTAGAGGTATGGGTTCATTAGAACAAAGAGGTGGAGTAATGGAAGTACAAGATGACTTTGAATTACTATGTTGGGATTTTGTTTCAACACCATCTAACCCAGGTTCATTTATGGGCGTTTTACAAGAAGGTAAACAAACTTTTGAATATGATTATACTAAAGTTAATAGTATAATACATGAAATCCTTTGTTCTAAGGGTTCTTGTCCTATAGTTTAATTTTAAGATATTTTCATATACGTATAACCGCAATACACCATCTCTTATATGGTGTGAATAAATTATATTTCTATTACGATTCTTAATAATCGTATTTCACAAACAATTAAATTTTGGGATTATGGCAACAAACAGAGATTTGCTAAAAGAGGCCATTGCAGACGCTAAATCCGTTAAGGAAGTAGCAATCGCAAACGCCAAACTTGCTCTAGAAGAAGCTTTTACACCATTTTTGAAAGATCAATTATCTGCTAAATTGCAGGAAATGGACGACGAAGATGTTAAAAAAGAAGAAATAGAAGAAGTTGAAGAAGTAACAGCTGAAGGTAAGAAAAAAGAAGACGAAGTCGTTAAAGAAGACGAAGTTAACTTAGACGAACTATTAGCTGAACTTGAAGATTCAAAAGAAATCGACGAAGCAAAAAAGGACGACGACAAAGACGACATCAAAGAAGATGAAAGAACTGACGCCGAAGAAGAAGGCTACGAAGATGGTATGGAGGACGAAAAAGAAGACATGGACGACGAGGAAATTGATCTCGAAGATATGTCAGAAGACGACCTTAAAGGATTTATCGAGGATGTCATTAAAGACATGGTCGCTGACGGAGAAATTGAACCGGGCGATGAATTCGTAGAAGACGAAGTTGAAGTTGAAGACTCAATTGACATCGAAGATGTTGAGGACGTAGACGTAGACGTAGAAATCGACGAAGAAATGAAAGCTTCAGAGAAAAACGATGAAAAAGTAAAAGAAGCAAAAGTAGACTTAGACGAAATGTCTAAGAAGGAAAAAGAGGAAGGCGACGACAGAAAACCTTATTCAAAAAGATCAAAAGCATCAAAAATGACATTAGATATGTCAAAAGATGGTGAAAGCGATTCTGAAATGGTTAAGGAATTAGAAGCAGCATTAGCATCAGTAAATGAGCTAAAAGCTGAACTAAACGAAGTCAACCTACTTAACGCTAAATTACTTTATACTAACAAAATCTTTAAAGCGAAAAATTTAAATGAAAGCAAGAAAGTTAAAGTGTTAAAAGCATTTGACAAAGCTAAAAGTGTTGATCAAGCAAAAACTATCTTTGAAACATTAAACGAAGGAATTACATCAAGTGTAACTACTTCATCAATTAATGAATCAATTAAGAAAGGTTCTGCTTCAAAAGCTAGTGGTTTAGAACCAAAAGCTAATGTTCAACCTATTATCGAGTCTAACGATGTTTACAACAGGATGAGAAAACTTGCTGGGTTATTGTAAAAAATTAAATTAACAAAAATTAAAAAACAATTAAAATGAGCTTAAATTCACTATTAGAAAGCGCAAACTCATACTCAACTATGCAGTCTGACGCAGCTAGATTATCTAGCAAATGGGAAAAAACAGGTCTTTTAGAAGGTTTAGGTGGTGCCCACAAAAATAACATGGGTATTATCCTTGAAAACCAAGCTAAACAATTAGTAGTAGAGTCTTCACAAACAGGTGGAGGAGCTGCTTCTTCAGGTACATTTTCTAGCCAAACACAAGTAAACAACGGTGGCCAGTGGGCAGGAGTTGCTTTACCATTGGTAAGAAAAGTATTTGGTCAAATCGCTGCAAAGGAATTTGTTTCGGTTCAACCAATGAACTTGCCTTCAGGACTAGTATTTTTCTTAGACTTCCAATACGGAAGTGACAAATCTCCTTTCGCATCAGGATCTTCTTTATACGGTAACAGTATAGGTGGAAACAACTTCGGAAACGACAGCGAAGGTGGACTTTACGGATCAGGAAGATTCGGTTATTCAATTAACAACTCACAATCTATTCACCCAACAGCTTCTGCAGTAGCAACAGCTAACTGGGCAGATATGGATTATGATTCAAATTACTCTTCAAGTGCAGGATTCCCTACATTTGATAAAGTAAGTATCCCAGTTAACGCACTAAACTTTTTAGATAAAGAAGGTGTAAATGCATTCCAATTTATTACAGGATCTGATGCTAACGCATACGAAAGTGGAATTATTGGTAACCAATTATCTCAATACACTAAATGGGATGAAGCTGGTCAAGTAGTTAACTTTATTGTAAGTAAATCATTCGGTGTAGCCGTTGATGATACTAACACTATCGTTTTCCAATTACAACCAACTGATAGATACAGAGGTGATTTTGAAGATGGAAACCCAGAGCCAAACAGCTTGAACTCTCCATCAATCTCAATCCCAGAAATCAACGTTCAGATGAAATCATCTGCTATCGTTGCTAAAACTAGAAAATTGAAAGCTGTATGGACGCCAGAATTCGCACAGGATTTAAATGCATACCATGCATTAGATGCTGAAGCTGAATTGACTTCTATCTTAAGTGAGTACATTTCACTAGAAATTGATTTAGAGATCTTAGATATGTTGATCAGTGGCGCTGCTGCTGGAAACGAAGTATGGTCAGCGGAAAACAACGTTGCCGTTACTGGTGTTTTAGGACAACAGAAAAACTTAGGATTCTACAACTCTCAAGGACAGTGGTTCCAAACACTTGGAACTAAAATCCAAAAATTAAGTAACATCATTCACCAGAAGACTTTAAGAGGTGGAGCAAACTTTTTAGTATGTTCTCCGTCTGTAGGTACTATCCTAGAATCTATTCCAGGATTTGCTGCTGATACTGATGGCGATGCTGCAAAAGCTACTTATGCATTTGGTGTTCAGAAAGTTGGTTCATTAAACGGAAGATATAAAGTTTACAAGAACCCTTACATGAAATCTAACGTAATGTTGTTAGGATTCAGAGGATCTCAATTCTTGGAAACTGGTGCTGTATTTGCTCCATATATTCCATTAATCATGACTCCACTAGTATACGATCCAAATACCTTCACACCACGTAAAGGATTATTGACTCGTTACGCTAAGAAAATGGTTAGACCAGAATTCTACGGAACAATTGATATCGCAGGTTTAGACACTATATAATAGATCTATAACCAAGATTAAATAAAATCAGGCCGAACGTTAGTTCGGCCTTTTTTTTTCATATTTATAATAAAATCGTTTAACATGAATATACCAATTTACGATGGATGTCCACAATGGACAGATGGAGCGGTGCCTTTTGGGTTTTATAATGGTGACGCCCAATTTAGAACTGACGCAGTTAAAGTATCAAAATTTTGTGCTGCAAGATTAGGTTATCCTTTAGTAGATATCGAATTACAATCTGGATCGTTTTTTACTGCTTTTGAAGAAGCTGTAACAACGTATGGTAATGAATTATACGCGTATAAAATACGAGATAATCAATTATCAATCGAGGGGTTAACCACTGGGTCAAACTTGAACCAAGCGCTTATAACACCGAGTTTTGAACCAATAGTTAGATTAACTGAACAATATGGAGAAGAAGCAGGTAGTGGAGGTAATGTACCTTACTATTCAGGATCATTCCATTTAACAGCAAGCCAACAAGATTATTCATTTCAAACTTTTATGACCCAAAGTGGTTATACTGGTTCTGAATACCAACATGGAATTGAAGTTAAAAGAGTATTTTATCAAGAACCTTACCCAGCATCCTCACGTTATTTAGATCCTTATAATGGATTTGGATTTGGTGGTGTATTAGCTGCAGGAGTAGCAGGTATAGGTGGATTTGGAGATGGTTTAGGATATTTAATGGCTCCTTTAAATTATGATTTACAGGTAATCCAACAAATAGAAATGAATCAAATGATTAGAATGAATAACTATTCATTTGAAATTAGAGCAGATAAGTTAAGAGTATTCCCTATTCCAAACTTTAATAATATTCCTTCTGGGTCAACAGGACCTCAAATATGGTTTGAATATATTTTAAGAGATGAAAGAATATCATTATCAGTTAAACAAACACCTGATAGAGTTACAAATGTATCTAATGCTCCATATGAAAACCCAACATATGAATTTATCAATTCAGTAGGTAGACAATGGATATTTGAGTATACATTAGCATTAGCTAAAGAAATGTTAGGTTATGTAAGAGGTAAATATAGTACAGTTCCTATTCCTAACGCAGATGTAACACTTAATCAAGCAGATTTATTAGGAGCGGCTACAGCAGAAAAAACAGCATTAATCGAAAGATTAAGAACTTATTTTGATGAAACATCAAGAATGGCTTCTTTAGAAAGAAGAGCTAATGAAGCAGATTCTAAAATGAAAGAATTACAACAAGTCCCTTGGACTATTTTTATAGGATAATATGGCAATGTTTACAGGAGTCAGAGATTGGTCTCTGATGCGAAATTTTAATAGAGAGGTTATGGGTAATATTATTACTCAACAATGCGCTATCTATCAATTTAAACTAGAAGAAACTAAAGTTAATATATACGGCGAATCAGCCGAAGAAAAATATTATAATGGTCCTTTTCTATTTAATGTTTTAATGGATAGAGGTGATCAAGACTTTTCTTTAAATAATGAGGGTGTACAATTTGATCAAAGTATTAATTTTTACTTCTTAAGAGATGATTTAGTTGAAAAAAACGTGGTACCACGAGTAGGAGATATTATATTATTCGAAGAAGGATACTATGGAGTTCAAAGTACAATTGCTAACCAATATTGGGGAGGTAAAAACCCTAAATATCCTAATAATGATTCTGATGGAACACCAAACCCATTGAATCCAGGATTAGAAAAATTTGGTAATAATGTTTCAATATTAGTATCGACATATTATATACCAGCAGATAAAGTAGCAATTTCTCCTAATATAGAAAGAATGTAATGGCAAAACCAAGAAAACCAATACCAAAATATCAATTAACCTTAAGTGAAGGCAAACATCGTGCTTTTGAAGGTTTTGAAGACAGAGGGATTCAAACAAATCCTAATGATGCTATAATGCCTGTTAATCCAAACTATCAAGATACAGGAATAGCACAAAATAGATCATCTCAAATGAGTATGAAAGATGATACTACAAAACAATATTCTGTTGGTATAAAAGATATTGATGAAGCTATATTTTTTTATTTCAAAAATCAGATAAAACCTTTTGTATACCAAAATGGTCAACGTAGAGAAGTACCAGTAATATATGGTGCACCTGAAAGATGGAAATCATTTCAACGTGATGGGTATTATAGGGATAAAAAAGGTGCTATTATGTTACCTATTCTTGTAATTAAAAGAGATTCATTATCAAAAGATAGAACAGTAGCCAATAAATTAGATGCCAACCAACCAAACTTATATGGTAAATGGTCAAAACAATATAGTACTAAGAATTTTTATAGTAATTTTGGAACTTTAAATAATAGAAAACCTGTTGAAAAATTTCATGTTGTAGCCCAACCAGATTATGTTACAATGGAGTATAGCTGTATAATTCAGACATATTATATGGAACAATTAAACAAAGTAATAGAAGCATGTGAATATGCTTCAGATGCTTATTGGGGTATGCCTGAAAGATTTCAGTTTAGAGCATTTATAGATACATTTACTACTGCAACCGAGTTAACTCAAGGTAAAGATAGATTAGTTACAGGAACTTTTAACATTAGATTAAGAGGATACATACTACCAGATACAATACAAAAAGAATTAAATGCTACTAAAGTATATAATTCAAAAGCTAAAATTACTATTAACGCAGAAGTAGTTAGTGATATAGAGGATGCAGGTCAACCATTAAAAAACCCAACTGACGATCATAGAAAAAGAAATTAGAAATATTTACAATAAATGTATTTTTCTAATTACTTATATATATTTATAATAAACATTTACAAATTATGAAATTAGTGAAAAAGTTATCAAAAGAAGAAGTTGCAACTTTAACAGAATATCAATTAGAAACCAATAAATTAGTTGGTTCAATAGGACAAATTGAATTACAACTAGATTTATTAAAAGAGAATAAAACAAAAATATTAAGCGATTTCAAAATACTATCAGAAAAACAACGAAAAACTGCTAAAGAAATGCAGGAAAAGTATGGTGATGGTAATCTTGATTTAGAAAAAGAAGAATTTATACCACTAAAATAGTTTTTTGAAGTAATTCTTAATATTTATAATAAAATAAATAATTATAATAACATAAGCAATGGCAGAAACATTAATATCTCCAGGTGTATTAGCAAGAGAAAATGATCAGTCGTTTATTGGTGCAAGACCAGTCACGTTTGGCGCAGCAGTAATTGGAGCAGCGGTTAAAGGACCAGTCAATATCCCAACAGCGGTATCTACATTTTCACAATATGAAGCTATTTTTGGGGGAGCAGTAGAAAGCGGTTCCCAATTTTACACTTATTTAAACTCAATAGCAGCAAGAAATTATTTTGCAAATGGTGGTGAATCATTATTAGTAACAAGAGTCGTTACAGGTTCATTTAC